TGGCGTCGCCCACCGGGTCGCATGCGGCGGCGGCGGCGGCGGCGGCGGCGGCGGCGGCGGCCGGCCGTGGGTCATGTGGGTCACGCCCACCAGACCGCATGCCTGAACGACCGTGGGTCATGTGGGTCATGCGCCCGCACGTGCATGTGTGGGTCATGTGGGTCACGCCCACACGAGTCCAGATCAGTCCATCTAGCTGCAGCCCTCCGGCGCCGGGGTTTGGGCGTGGGCGATTGTGTGGGCAGTGGCGTGGGTAGTGGCGTGGGTCATGTTTTGCAGTGCTGACGCCCCGTGTGGGCGTTGTGGGTCACGCCCACGCGCCACACCCCATATACAGTACTAACATTTGCATATACAACCATTTTTTCCTAGGTTTAGACAATTGATGACCCACATGACCCACCCATAGGGCGCAAGGCCTACCCACGACACGCCCACACGATCGCCCACGCCATCGCCCACGCGCCCAGGGCGCAGACCCTGTCAGCAATAGGGTCATAGACAACACACTACATAGCGCGTTACACTACCTACATGTCGCCGCGAACCCGCAGCGACGCAACCGGAGCACGCAACATGACAACAATCAACAATCCCGACGATGGTGTCACTGTCACCATCACGCTAGTCGCACGCGGCTGGCTAGTGCGCATGACCGACGACGACAGCGGCGGTATCGTCGGCGACCGTATCTTCCCCGACGAAACCGCCGCGCTGGCTTACGCTCGCAAGATTGTCGGCTGACATCAACCCGAGGCGCCTAGCGCCTCATTAGTAGAGTACACAAAAATGCACACAATGATCTTTGCGGCGCCGCGCCGCTTTATGACCCTCAAGCTTGCGAAGAGCATCGCCGGCAGTCTAGGCAAGCCCAGCAAAATGCCGGGGCGCAGCTATGGCATCAGCGCTGATCTGTGCAATGTCGGCGCGAAGCTCGCGCAGATCATTGGTTCAGTCTGTCATGGCTGCTACGCCATGAAAGCGAACTACAAATACCCGTCAGTCAAAACCGCGCATGCGAACCGCGTCGCCGGGCTGTCGTCCGTGTCATGGGTTGACGCGATGATCAAACAGATCGGGCACAGTCAAACCGATTACTTTAGGTGGCATGACGCTGGAGACATCCAGAGCTTCCAACACCTGTTGGACATTGTCAGGGTCGCGGAAGCTTTGCCGGCGGTTGCATTCTGGATACCGACACGGGAAAGCGGCCTCATAAAACGGTTCGCCGATTGTTTCGGTGCTTTCCCGTCGAACCTATGCGTTCGTGTCAGCGCAGCAATGATTGACGGCAAACCGCCGGCAGGCTTTGAGAACACCAGTACTGTGCATGCCCTCAAGCCGGTGCAAGGCTTCGCATGCCCAGCGCCGACTCAGGGCAACAAATGCGAAGACTGCCGCGCATGCTGGGATAAGGGCAACACTAACACCAGCTATCACAAGCATTGATTTTCAGGGCATGCGCTAGCGGCGCATGCCCGGACAATCCAGTCCGATAGGGGTCGACAATGATTCATCTTACTGAAACAGGGTTTCACGCCGGCCGCCGGCTTTGCCTGACGTCACGCGACGACGGCGCGCAGAATGCGCACGCGTCATATGCGCCGCTGAAAAACCCGGCGTATCGGGCAACATGCTGCGGCGTATGCCTGAAAACATGGGCCGATGAGGCCTATGACGACGGCGACGACATGCCCGACTACATCACAGCGTTGCGCGCAGCATGATCCGCGACGCATTGTTCGCCATCGCGCTCGGCCTGGCCGGCGCGCTGTTTTTGTTCTATTCACTCTAAGGGTTCATCATGTTTAATTTGACATATAAAACTGTCGCTAATATTGATTTTAGCGGGCTAGGGTTTTACGTCGAGGAGGGTCAATTGTTCGACGCGGACGATTATGCGGAAGCATACCGCATTAATCGCGACGATATCGACTATCAGTCGATTCACGCCGTTCAAGATGCCGCTGGCCACCTGAGCCCGGGCGAATGGCTGCAGGTAGAGCACGCATGATCGCCCGCTATCCCGGCGTGTGCGCACGCACTGGGCGCGCCATCAAGCCGGGTGACGTGATCACGTTCACCAGCGGCCGCAAGGTCGTGCTAGTCGAACACCAGCGCGTCAGCGACACGGTCCAGTTCGGCGACCGCACGTTTTATCGTAATCGCAACGGTCGTTGCGAGGACGCGCCTTGCTGCGGGTGCTGCACGATATGAGCTACCATCGCACAATCATTAAGATGATCAGCAACCCCGACGACGGGACAACCGTCGAAGTCTCGCACGCCTCAGCGCGCTATTGTGTCCGCATGCGGGACGACGATAGCGGAAACTGGCTGCCCGTCGCGCGCGTCTATTCGACCGAAGATGACGCGCTGGCCTATGCTCACAAAATTGCAGGAGTTGACCAATGAAAACCGACAACAGCGGGCGCCAATGGCGCCTTATCGACCGGCGCCCCGGCGTCGAATTGTGGCGCGCCGATGATGACGACGCGCATGGGTTCGCCGTTTGCTTACCCGGTGATGAGCCGGATCACGCGACATGGGCGACAACGACCATGGAGGCCATCGCCCGCCAGTGGTTCGCCCAGGCGTGCTGACCGCGCTCGTTGTCGGCCTGCTAGCCTTACTGCTAGCCGCCCTGCTAGACCTCTAACCCGCCACTGGCGGGTTTTTTTACGCCTGCAGGCGCCTGCATGTTGACTGCAAGCGCCTGCATGTGCTAGACCGCCCGCAGCACCGTAGGCGCAGCCGGCGCCTCTACCATGTCGCGTAGCTGGCTCTTGCTGTACTTTGCGGACATGTCAGCGGCGACAAATATCTGTCGCTTTGTCGCATGCTCTCGCGAGTGGACGCGGCCCATATCCTGCCATCCGGCCTCATTGAGCGCATGCATAAGCGCGCTGGGGTGAATCCGATGCTGGCCTGGCTGCGTCAACGCGTCGCAGATCGAGTGCCACGGGCCTGCCAGCACGCCCAGCGCAAACACATCCTGACGCGCCTCGATGAGCAATTGCAGGTACTCTTCATGCGCCGACCGACCGCGCTCGACCATAATCGCCTTCGCCTCGGTCATCGGTGGCGACGCGCCTGGCAAAAACGCCGACACGTCTCGCGCCGCCAGATACCCGGCGACGATCGCGTTGCCGCCGGCCTCATACCATGCCCACATGGCGGCGCCTTCCGCGTCAGTCATGCGGGGCGCGTCGGACCACACGCAAAACCAGCGCCTATCGTTGCTGGGGATCGAGATAGCTGCGCGTTCGTTCGAAAAACACAAGACCCAAATTCTGTTCAAAGCGTTGTAGGGGTGCAGGCCTTTGCGGTTGACGGGCAGGTATTCCGGCGGCGCTGCAATGATGGGCTTGAGGACGTTTTCCATCGCCCTACGGTCTCGCGCCTCCGCCTGGCGAAGCTCGTTGATCACCATGACCTCGGCCTCGAGGGCGTACCCCCACGACGACGATAGCTCTTCGTTTTTGACGATGGACACGTTAGACCGACCGATAGCCCACAGGAAGGGCGCGTACAAAGTGTCTTTCCCGCTGCCGGGTAGACCGCCGTGCAGCACGGCGTGGTTGATCTTGCGGTCAGCATGCTGCAGCTTGTACGCCAGCACATCAAGCACGTGCTCGCGCTCGAACTGTTCGGGTATCAGGCGCTCGACATGCTCAAGCCACCGCGACGCATCGCCCTCGGCCGTCGGTGGCCTGGCGTCGCGCCAGCGGTTGCCATAGACCGCGCCGTCCATTGTTGCGAGGACCGACGCGCCAGCGGCGTAGGTGACGCCTTGCAGCGTCCGGGCGCCCTTCGCCTGGCGGTTTTCGTCATAACAGACACTGGCGGGCACCTTAGCCTTGCCCTCGCCGTGGATCGATTTGCACGGTATATGGGCAAACACCGCGTTGAACGACTTGCGCATGATCTCGCGGCGTTCCATCATGTCGAAATATGCGTCGTCCGAAATAATATAAGCGAACCGTTCGTACCATTCGGCCTTCTCCAACCGGCCCATCTCTTTGCGGTTGACCTCGCGGATAATCTCGACGGTCTCATCGGGAAAGGCGGTCGTCGGCGATATCTTGCCCAGTGCGCCGGCCATCACCGTCGCCAGCAGTTCGTCGCGCAGGCCGTGCTGGTGATCAGGCCCGCCTTGTTCAGCCACCCATGTCAGGTAGCGGGCCGAGTTCCAGTCGTCGACGCAGTGACCGTGGAAGCAGGTATAAGCCCGCGAAACGGGCCTGTAACGGCCCATCGGATTGCCGTCGGTATGCTCGGCTGCGTTCGGGCAAACGACGCCGCACCAGCCCTCGCCGTTGCTGTTCTCCAGCAAGTCGCCACGCTCGGCGATCCACGCCAGCACGTCATCATCGCCGTCATCCGCGAGGCCGACCGGGCGCATCACGGCGGTGTCGGCAACACCCGGCGTGACGCCCAGCGCGGCGCATATCTCAGCTACGCTGTACTCGCGGCCGGGGGTGAACTCAGTCAGCACCGAGATAAACCCGTTTTTCTGGTTGATCGAGCCTGGCAGTCTAAAATTCCGCACCGGGTTGCAGGCGCCGGGGTCGGTGTAGCCGGCGGCAGCGATGGCCTTGATGGCTGCGCTGAACTCGCCGACCGTGGGCTGTTCGTTGAACGCATACCCATACTGGAAGTTACCCGGTGACGTTTCCATGATCCATGTCGGCGGCAGCGGCGGCAGCTTGCTCTTGGTGCCAATATCGTCCAGCATCATCGCAAGACAATGAGTGCAGTTAGACGCAGATGCCGACACTCGACCGTCGACGAATCGGGACACGATAAAACTACCCGTATTGCAGTACCAAGACGCCTCACCGCGCCATTTTTCCGGCAGATATGCCGGCCATGTGTTGTCTTTTTGTTTCACCACCAGCGCAGTTTCACCCTCAACTGCCAACGATGCGATATAGTTCAGCACGTAGAAAACTCCTTTTAGGGCGCCTTGCACGGCGCCCTTTCTTTTAGGGCTTGCCGTAACGCGACATCACCTTGATGTCAACCGCAAGTGGCAGGCCGGATGCCCAAGCGGGCGGGGTACACATCACCTGGCGCAGCGCATCTACGTCAGGCGAAGCGGTCTCGATGACCAACTCATCATGCACTGTCAACACAACGTCATCGACCTGGCGCAGCGAGTACCGCAGCAAATCGTTGGCCACGGCCTGGCAGATGTTCTCTGCTGCCAGGCCGCTCCAGAGACGCGCTCGGGGCCACTCGGTAGCGCCCTGGGCGGGTTTCCACGCGCACTTGGCGTAGCTGACACCATCCGGTTCGAAGCGCGCATAGGGGTAGCATAGTACTCTGCCCGACGGCAGCGCGTACCATAGATGGACGCCGTCAAACAGGTAAAAGACGCGGCCAGCGGCGAACTCCTGACCGGGGTTGCGCATGGCGCGCATGTAGGCCGACTCCAGCGCCTGCCAGTACTTCACGGCCCACTGGTTGGCGCGCCGCCAAGCGTCTACGGTGCGCCTGGCAGCGGCCTCGGGCAGGTGGACACCGTAGTTGCGGCCCATCGCGGCGAACGCGCCCACGCTGCCGCCGTAGCCGCAACTCAGGATCGCGACCTTGCCGATCTGGCGCATGTCGGGCGTCACTTCGTCGGTCTTAAAAATCAACGACGCCTCGCGAACGTAGATGTCTTGGCCAGAGCGGAACACATTAAGCACATCCTCGCCGTTGCCGGAGAGCCACGGGTTGCACCGGGCCTCGATGCCCGACCAGTCGGCCACGACGAAATGCTTACCCGCTGCCGGGATCAGCGCAGGCCGGAGCATGCCCTTCAAGACATCCGTGACGCGCTTGCCGTAGGCCGGCACGATGGGTGCGTCTGCCACCATCGAGTCGCGCACCTGCTGCGGCGAGGAGGCACACTTGCGCGTGAAGTTGTGGACTTGCAGGCCGTACGACGAAAGCCTGCCCGTCGCAGCGCCGCCATTGAAGACGAACGCACCGCGCACGCGGTGGTCCTCCTCATCGGCCAGCGCCGCCATGCGGGCGAACTTGGCCACCGACGACGCCCAGAGATCGTCAGCGGACTGGACGACCTCGCGCACATCCGGATCGAGATCGTCGCAGGCTAGCAGGTTGGCGCGAACGGCCTTGTCGATGCTGATCTTGTCCTCGACCGTCATCAACTTCAGTTGCTCGGGCGAGACGCGGTCTTGCACCCACTGGCGCATCTTGGGCGAACGAACGGATGTCACGGCACCCTGCGTCACCTTGGCGACAGTGTCCTGTATCTCAATCAGTTCGGCGCTGGCGTAGCGCACGGCAGAACGTGCTAGCTCAACATCGACTAGCACACCGCGATCATTGATGCGCTCGTTGACATGGTAGTCGAGCAGTTCATCGTCGGACAGAGAGCGCATGCCTTTGCTGATCGCTCTCGTGGCGCGGACGTCCTGCGCGCAGTACTCAAACAGCTCGGGGAGCAGCGCCGTGTTATACGGCGGGATGCAGCACTGGCGCACCAGATGGCCACCTCGGTGGTCCTTGCGCATCGACGCGCCGGCGAAGCGGCCAGCGTCTTCCAGACTGCCAGGCGCACAGTTGGCGCGGGCCTGCGCGGCGGTGCAGTAGAACTGCTCTAGCGGGTAGTCCTGTTGGAGGACGTACCAAAAGATGAGCCGCTCGAAAGCGGCGTTGTGGGCGCGTATTTGGTGGCCTGTGAAATCAGGCAACGCGCCACCGGTCCACATCTGGACCTCGCCGTCATCATACGCATAAGCCATGCACAGTACTTCTGTGGACAAGCTCTGCGCATAATTATATAGCCCTTGCGTACGCAAATCACAATTACTTTTTGTTTCAAAATCAATCCAACACGTAGGCATATGTTTTTCCTGCTTTTATGTTGGATATAGTATGCCTATCTACGCCATACTTTGAAGCTATTGTTTTTATACTCGTGCCAAGCAAAATATCGTTTCGTATGCGCCGTACATCCAACGCCGAAAACGCACCCACTTCAAACAAAGTTCGACGATCAGCACGATTTTCTTTTACTGTGCCCCAGCGTAAATTGCTTACCAAATTATTTGCGGGATTTCCATCTAAATGCCTGCACTCAACACGTTCGCCGATAACAGGCTTGCAGGCTACAAAAGCCAAAAGCACTAAGTGATGCACATACACCGTTTGTCTGGCTAGCTTAACGCTTATGTGCCCGCTTGCAAGCACTGCCATGCTCAAAACTCTACGATGCAATAGCGATCTGACGCGGCCCAAGTCGCTCACCTCGTAGCGCCCTTCATGCCCCGGTACGGCTTTCCAATTTTCAGTCATACACCCGCCAAAGAAAAAAGCCCTAGTCTGAACTCTCACCGTGAGGTGTTGGCGGACTCGCAAGATACGAGCAGAGTTCAGGCTAGGGCTTACCTTGAGCGCGCCGCCAAGCGCGCATGCATCTTACCGTATAAAGTTATGCCCGACGGCGGCGGGTCGGCTCGGTGGATGGCTCTGTAGGTTCATCGCCCTCCATGCCGATCCACGACTGCACATCGAACAGCGGCGTGTAAATCTTGCCGAACGACTTGTGCTGGTAGAACTCCTTGTTGAGCAGGATCACCGGCACTGGCTTGCTCGGGTCGGCCTCGACCTGCGCCGCAATGGCCACGGCGATGGTCTGAACGCCGCGCTTGCCGCCCACTGACGTAGATGAGTAGCGCACTTCCAGACCCTTGTCCTCGCCGGTCAGGCACTTCAAGCTCATGCCGACCTGCTGCTCCCAGCCCTTCTTGGCGCCAGCAGGCACCGGGCCGTGCTCTGGCAACGGCTCGGACACCGACGCCATCATTTCGCCGAGAACTTCACCATCGCCCCACGCGATCCAGCCGTGGACGAACGCAAACGGGTTGACCGCCCAGGTCGAGCCGGCCTCGGCCTCATCCTGATCGCTGCCAAAGACCCAATGCCCGGTGCGGTCCATCTTGAGGATGGCCACACCAGGCGCCTCACGCGGCGCGATGGAGCGCAACGATTGGGCGAGGGATGCGACTGCCGGCAAGCCGGCTGATTTGAATGCTACGAGATTGGACATTACAGTACCTTTTTCAAAAGTTGACCCAATTGCAAGATGGCTGGCCGGGGGTCGGAATCCGGTGCCATTGTGTTGCCCGACGACACGCTGACAGTAAGGCCGTCGGGGAGCTTTTTGAGCTTCTTTTCGGCCACTGCTGGCGAGACCAACGTCACAACGTCGGGGTCTTTCAGGCCGGCTTCGACCAAGGCAACCCGCGCCTTGTCCTCATCCAACCATTTCCTTGTGCCGCGCTTGGCGACCAGTTTGAAGCCGGGGATGACCTGGCCGTTGTCCAGAGCGCGCTGCGCCAACTCGCGCAGGCCGGCGATCCAACTGTCGAGCAGGTCGGCCTGTTGCAAGTAGATGCTGATCTGCTGCTTGTCCAGCGCGTCGAACTGCACCTTGACGGCGCGGTCGACTGCGCCGGTCAGGATGGGGCAGACTGGCTTTGCGGTACACCACCGGCAGTGGTCACCGCTCTTCAGCGCCGCGTCAGGCTTGACCGCCTGCTGCACCGCGTCAAAGAGTTGGTCTTCAAACCGCGATATCCGAGCGCGGGTGGTGACCCAACGCTTGATCATCGGCGGCTGGATGATGACCAGCTCGACCTCGGTCACGCCTTCAAAGGCCCAAGGCTGGGACCGACGGGCCGCAGCAGCATAAAACATGAGCTGCATGTTTTCCTCGGCCTCGACAATGACACCGTCGCCGAACTTCCAGTCGAGGATGATGGCGCGGTTGCCGATCTTGCCCAGCACATCGACGCTGCCAAAGACGCCGGGGATGAAGTCGCCGAAGTCGACGCGCACCTCGACGGCCAGTTCCATGTCCTTGTCGGGATCGACCTGATCCAGCAGCGCCAGTGCCGGCACGATCTTGGTGTCGTGCAGCTCTTCGCTGATGCGCTGGGGCGTCTTGCCGTCGATGATGGCCGCGATGACATCGTGCAGCAACGTACCCTCGGCGGCGTACTTGCTTTCGACCTGGGGCGGCATCTTGGCCGTCAGGGCGACGGAACCGGGGCAGTTGATGACCCGGCTGGCGGTGCTACCACCGACGATCTTACTGTGCTGAGTCATCTTGCGCTTCTTCTTCTTTAGCCTCGACAAACGTTGCTGTCGTGGTGTAGCTGTAGCCCCTCAGTTCGTCCAAATCGAACTGCTCGCCGAACGCGGCGCGAACATGGTCTAGCAAGATGGCCTTGATGTCTGTGTCGTCTAGGATGATCTTCACTTTACTGTACTCCTTGGTTGATGGAACCTGAACTGTAGCGGACCAAAAAAGACTTGTCAAGAACTTTTTTACTGTGTTACAGTTGTGCCTCAACAGGAGCAGACATGATCACTTTCCAGACCGCCCCTCGAGGGACCGCCACTGTAACAGAGGCCCACGCGCAGTCAATGCGCGATGTCTTTGCCGGCCTCAAGCCGCTGCGCCCGACCAAGATCAAGGCCCACAAACGCAGTTTTCCAAAATTTTTTAGCTCGACCGCAGACTACATCAGACAGTACTTTGAGTTGAACAGTCACTGGGCGCTTGCGGCTTACGACAAGCACACTGATCACAACGCGTTGTACCACCCGCTGCCCTACCGCGTTGCGCGTCTCAACCCGTCAGAGCCTGAAGTTGAGGGAAGCTGATGTCGAGCGGCACCTTGTCCGTCTGGTCGAGAAGGCCGGCGGCAAGGCGTACAAGTTTGTTAGCCCGGGCCGGGCCGGCGTGGCCGACCGCCTGGTCGTGCTACCTGGCGGGCGCGTCTGGTTTGTTGAACTCAAGGTTAAGGGCGGTCGCTTGTCGGCGTTGCAGCAGGTCTTCGCGGCCGACATGGCCGCGCTAGGTCAGAACTACATCGTGTTGTGGAACAAGGAGGACGTAAATGACTGGACTGGAAAAAATTGCGGGTGAGGCATTGGTGGCGCTAGAGACGTACAACCGGTACGACATAAAGACAGACCGGTTTTTGCACAGCACAGACTTGATCTACGAGCTACGCAAGGTTCTAAACCACAAGCGCAGCCCCCTACGCGAACCGATAGTACGAACGCTTTTCAAGAGCCATGATTCTTAGACCGTATCAGTCCATTGCGGCTAGCTTTTTGTATGAGCATGACCGGGCGATGATTCTCGCGCCGGTCGGCGCGGGCAAGACAGCCATCACTCTAACCGCCATGCGCGAGATGCTGCGCGACGGCCACGCCAGTCGGTTCCTCGTGCTGGCGCCAAAGCGTGTAGCCGAGCATGTCTGGGAAGAAGAACGCCAGAAGTGGGCGCCTGAGATTACGATGGCGGTCGCCGTGGGCACGGCCAAGCAACGCGCTGCTGCGCTGCGGGCTGACGTGCAGGTCGTGGTGACCAACTACGAGAACCTACCCACGGGCGGGTTCGACGGCGTGGTGTTTGATGAGTTGACCAGGCTGAAGAACCCGAGCGGCCAGCGGTTCAAGCTGCTGGAGAAGTTTTTGCGCGAGGTCAACATCCGATGGGGCCTGACCGGCAGCTTCACCAGCAACGGCCTAGAAGATGTCTTTGGCCAGTGCAAGATCATCGACACGGCGCTGCTGGGCCGCACCAAGGGCGCCTTCCAGCAGCAGTACTTCATTCAGATCAACAAGGAGTTCAACCAGTGGGAGCCACGCGCCGGGGCGCTGGAGCAGGTGATGGAGCGCATCAAGCCGTCCACGTTCTTACTTGAGTCGTACACGCTGCCAGACTTGAACGTGGTCGAGGTGCGCTGCCGGATGGACTTGGCCAAGTACAAGCAGATGAAGAAGGACATGGTGCTGGAGTTCCCCGACGCCCGCGCCATCGCGGTCAACGCTGGCGTGGTGACGGGCAAGCTCCAGCAGATGGCCTCGGGGTTCGTCTACGCCGACGGCGCGCCGCAGTGGATGTCACCCCACAAGTTCGACGCGCTGGATGATTTGCTGGCCGAGAATCAACGCGCCAACACGCTGATTGCGTACAGCTTTAAGGCCGAACTGGCTGAACTGAAGCGGCGCTACCCGCACGCGCAGACGCTGGACGATGACAACGTCATTGAGCGGTGGAACAAGGGTGAGGTCGAGCTGCTACTGGTTCACCCCAAGAGCGCCGGCCACGGGTTGAACCTACAGTACGGCGGCTGCAAGGTAGTGTTCCTGTCGCTGCCCTGGTCGCTGGAGTTGTACGAGCAGACCATAGGCCGGCTGCACCGCAGCGGCCAGGCGCATCCGGTTTGGGTTTACCTGATGATCACCGACAAGACGGTCGATGAGAAGATTTGGCGCGCACTGCGCGACAAGCGAACGATTTCTGACATAGCAATAGAGGAGCTGAAATGAAACTTACTTGGCGAAGCATGCACGAGGTGCTGACGAAACTGTCTGAAGAAGAAGTGCTGAAGCTGTTGCAAGAGGAGCAGGCCGGGGCCAACCGCATCACCATCCTGTTGCGCCTGCACCAACGGTACTGCGTCCTGCGCCTTGAGCGCGAGCGCATCCTGATCCTGCGCGGGGCGATGGCGGCATGAGGAAGCCACCAAGCATTGGGTGGTGGCCATGCGGCCCGCACTGGCTGCGCTGGTGGGACGGTGAGCACTGGTCTTGGCCGTGCTTTGACTCTGACGGCATTAGCGCCGTGAAAGTGTACGGCAACCGGATTGACAAGAACGCAAAAGACGTTAGGTGGTATCCACGGCCAGACAGCTGGCCTGAGAGGAGCAAGACATGAAAGACAGGGAAGAGTACTTCTGTAAGGCTGCGGCTCGCCAGAGCCTGTTCTGCGCCGTCTGGATCGTCGCCTTGGTGGCGCTGGTCGCGTGGTTGGTATGACACACATCGGATGGATGGTCACCACCGAGTTTGGCGTCTGCATCCTGCTCACTAGGCGCCGGGAAGAGATGCAGTACTGGGTGGACCTCGGATGCGATGCGGTGCCGCTGTATGCAATGCCCTCGCTGTAACGCGCCAGCCGGCGTGCTTGAGACCCGGCAGCGTCCCAATAACCTGACTTGGAGAAGGTACAAATGCTACAACAACCACCGGTTTTCCACAACGGAACAACTAAGCGATTTGCCCGTTCGCTCGACGAAGCCTTCGGGGGAGACGGGTACGCTATACACCACTACAGAAACCGGTGGAGTTGGGTCAACCGCGTTGCCGTCTGCGTTCTTTGCGCTTTGGCACTGGTGTGGGGAGTGACGCTGTGGACTTGAAGAGCCAACTACTGCGCGAAGAGGGCGCCGAGTCCTGCGCCTACCAAGACAGCCTCGGCTACTGGACCATCGGCGTAGGCCGCTTGATCGACTCGCGCAAGGGCGGCGGGTTGTCGAACGATGAGATTGACTTTCTGCTTGAAAACGACATCAAGCGCAACTACGAGGCGGTGCTGGCTGCGCTGCCGTGGATGGAAAAACTCAACGATGCCCGCCAGGCGGTGCTTATCGGCATGGCGTTTCAGATGGGCTTGAAGGGACTGCTCCAGTTCAAACGGACGCTGGGCAGCGTCGAGGATGGGCAGTTTGCCGAGGCCGCAGAAGAGATGTTGGACAGCGCCTGGGCCAAACAAACCTTTGGACGGGCAACCCGCATGGCCAAGCAGATGGAGACTGGCGAATGGCACTAGACCCTCTGACTGCCGCGCTAGACGCAGGCAAGACGATCATCGACAAGATATGGCCCGATGCGGGCGAGACCGAGCGCCAGAAGGTGCAGATGGCATTGGCCATTTACGCCGGCCAGGTTGAGATCGTCAAAGCAGAAGCGCAGTCCGAGCATTGGATTGTTGCCGCCTGGCGACCTGTCCTGATGCTGACCTTTGGCGGGCTGATCGTTGCCCGCTGGCTTGGCTGGTCTGCGCCCAACATCACAGAGGCAGAGATTCTGAAACTCTGGAGCATCGTGGAGTTTGGCCTTGGCGGCTACGTCGTTGGGCGCAGCGTCGAAAAGATTGCGCCAACCATAGCTGGAGCGTTGAAGAAATGAACGAACGTGTTGCGTTTGAAGCGTGGGCTGATAAACACTGGGGCAATTCTGCGCATCTGCACAAGAGCGCCACCTGCGGCGAATGGGATGCATGGCAAGCTGCGGTGAGGGAGCTACACGAGGAAGTGCGCAATGCGCTGGACAGCGCGGACTTCAAGCAACGGATGGGTCAATGGCCGAGGGAACTATGAACACGAATGAACAGATACTCTCACAACTTCGGTACGACGTAGACAATCGCTACGTTAGCATGAAAATAAGGGATGGTTTTGGCGGGGGGTTTGTGTTAGCAATAAGCGACACATCCAATAACAAAGACCTTAATGAGGAAATAGACATGTTTCTGACAAAGGACGATCTGAAAACAATTATTGATTGTTTGTCCAAGAGGCTTAAACCATGAACGAACGAGTAAGAATATTTATGGAAGGCTGCTTCGACGTTACGGTAGACCACCGGGGGCGGGAGGAATGCACTGCCGACTACATCAACGTGCAGCGGTTTGCAGACTTGATTATCCGGGAATGCGCAGAATTGAGCACCGGCTATACCGGCAACGTGAAGCTGTTAATAATGAACCATTTTGGGATGGAGCCATGAACGTAAACCCAAACCCCTGGATCATTGAGCAACGCATCCAGTACTGCAAAGACAGGGCCGCGCACAATGGGTTCCGGCTTGAGCCTGGAGATGGCAATAACACCATCAATATAGTTGCGGACACAGTACCCTACGGCAAAGATGTTGTCATTGCCCGGTTATATGACTGGTCACTCGTAGAGATGTACCTTATCGGGTATGAGCAGGGCAAGATGGAGACGCACATTGTTGCTACGTTGGCAAAGGGCAAGAAATGACTAAAGTTTACGCCTGGGTAGACATTGATTCGCAACTCCGGTCAAGACAGACTAACCTAAAGGACATACCGCATCCTGCAAAGCCTGAATGGCAGGGGTTGACGGATGATGATGTGCATGAGCTTACAAAAGATGTGATTGCTTTCAGGAGTGATGTTGTGAAGTTTATTAGAGAAGCAGAAGCAAAACTCAAGGAGCGGAACACATGACTGAAACCGAGAGAAACCTAGACCTACTGCTAGGCGATGCCCTAGCAGAGAACGAGCGCCTCAAGCGCGAACTCAAGTACCAAGACGCCAGAGACGGCCACATCGGCACGCACGGCCCCGACTGCTGGAGCTACGGCCCCAAGCACTACGAGTGCGCGTTGCAACACATCAACTCAATAACGGATGACGGAAAATGACATACAAACAAGTTGCACAACCTTGGCCGGACGCACCGGACACACCGTTGGAGAGCGTATACAACCCACCGCACTACAAGCAAGGCAAAATTGAGTGCATTGAGGCGATCCAGTCGGCGTTGACTGAAGAAGAGTTTCGGGGCTACTGCAAGGGCAACGCCATGAAATACATCTGGCGCGAGCGGCACAAGGGTGGCACCGAGTCCATTGAAAAAGCGGCGTGGTATTTAGACTATATGATGCAGTGTGTATGATGCATCCTGACACCGAGCTGCTGATGCACCTAGCATTCAATCTGGTGCGCGAGTACCCCAACGGCGTGAGCACGGTCGACATGCACCTGCGCATGGCGATCTCGCTTGACAAGACCCGCAAGATTTTGTGCTTTGCCCGCAAAGCGCGGCTGCTGGGCGTCGCCGGCTCCGGCGTCACCGCTCGGTGGGCGACACCTGAGCGAGCGGCAGAGCTAGACGCCGGTCGATGGACGAAGCGCAAGCTGCAGCACAAGGCCTGCCGGGACCGCAGGACCGCGAGGCTCGCTGCCCGCCAGGCCGCGTCTGAACTGGCGCCAAAGCGGATTGCCAAGCCCTTCAGAATCAACGCACCGAATTCAGTATGGCAACTAGCGGAGTTCCAATGCGACCCACAAAAGCGGCGATAGATGCGATACGGGAAGCCTACATGGCCGACGTCCTGACAATCAGAGCGCACATCCTAGCGCTCAATGATCCGCATTTGGAGGATGCCTGGGCCGGTATCGAGACGTTCGCGGCGGTGGCGCTTCGGGTGATGGCGAAGACCAACCCGTCGAAGCTCAAGAGCGAGATGGTGACTGTGGGGATTTCGGCCTTGCTATGACTTGTCGGCCTTGCCGTCAAGCCGGTCAAAGATTTTGCCAAGCATGTCTTTGATATCGCGCATGTCAGCCCGGTAATCGTCGCGGGCAACGTAGGTGCGCGGGAGGTCTTCCCGCAGCTTGGCTAGGTCGGACTTCAACTCTTTGACCGCTGCCCACAACTCCCTCGCAAACCACCCGGTGACGGCACAAGCGGTAGCCAGGCCAATGTCGATCAGGTGTTGCGAATCCATCAGATCATCCTTGCAAAGAGTGGCACCGCCCCACCGGCGCAGGTTGCCAGGGCATCAAACCATTCTACGCCATGCGTGGGCCTCTCCGACCGTTGGTTGGAGAGCCAGTCGAGCACCTCCTTGCCCACTGCGGCAAGCACCACGAGGCCGTAGGCGGCGTCAGGCCGGCGTAGGATGGCCAGCGCCAGCAGGAAGATGAGGGCGCCGTAGATGGCGTGGTTGGCCTTATCTTGCGGGAGCGAGGGCATTGTTGTTCTCCGTGTTGGCAAGAATGCCGCCTGCGGTTGCAGGCCGAGCGGCGCGGCGCAGCAACGCGTTGGTCATGTCTTGATTTGCGCGGTTGGCCATTGCCGACTCTATTTGCGCCGCAGCAAGCGCGGGGCTGGACATCTCACGCGCCAGTTCCAGCGCCATCTTTTCGTCCATAGAACCCGACAATTGTTTGAAAACACCGTTAAAAATGGTGATAGTGCGGTTCAAAAACGAAGGTAGCGGAAGGCCTGCTTGTTTGCCAACTTCAGTCGCAATACGCTCGCCAGTTGGACCGGCAGGCCGGCCGGCTTTTGCTAGGCTTTCGTATTCGGCTTCCCGTGCTAAGTCAGCCCGCACCAAGTTCACTTTGGCCAACTGCTGCGGCGTCATGTTCTTGGTAAGGTCAGCGATGCGCTGCTCAACTGCAAGCGCATTGGCGCCTGGCGGCAACGGGGGGCGCAACTTGTTGCCGCTGTCTTTTGCCATCTGGTTGATGCGAGCCAGCCGCGCCGCGTCCTTGTTGATGACATCAAGGCGTTGCGTCAAGTTCATGCCGGCATCGTCAAGGATGCCCAACGGGCGAGCGTAGTCCTTCATAAACTGCGCTTGCTTCGACGGGATGACGTTGCCAACTTCGTCCGTCACTTTGCGCCGGTACAAATCTTCAATGCCCGACCGCGCCACCTTCATGGCGTCTGGGTTCTTGCCAAAAAGGTCTACGAACTGGCCGGCTTCGCGCTCGCCGTCTTTGCTGAAGAACTTGGTGATGACATCGTCCGCATTGACCTTTGGCTCGTTCAGCGCAGTCTGTTTGAACAGATTTGCGTTGACGCCAGTTTTGAAGCGCGGGACGTATTCGGTACGGTACAGGTTGACTGCTTTTGCGTACGCCTCTTTGGCAACGTCAGGAAGCGTGGTGCTTTTGCCGACCGCGTCATCGATTGCGCCGTGGATGTCGTACAGGTTTTTCAACGCAGTAGGCGACATAGGTTGAGTGCCCAACTTGGCCGCAGCAATGTCCGCGTTCACTGCTTTGCGAAGATCGTCCAACTGTTGAAGCGTTGCCGTAGGCGGGCCGGCTTCTGGCGCTGCAATCTTGATGTTCTTGCTCACCTCGCCTTTGCCAAGTGCTTGCGCAGGCGGTTGAGCCGGTTTGAATGACAGCAACTTGCGAACAGTGTCAGGCGCCGATTCAGGCGCAAAACTGGAAAGTTTGCGCTCTAAGATCGACTCGGCTTTGGCCACAACATTCGACACATCGATGGCAGCGTCGCCGGCTTCTTTGAACGCGGCGGTGTAGGCTGGTTGGATCACGCCTTTTTTGACCGTTTCCTGTTCTGCTTTGGCGGCGCCCAACAAACTGTCACCCACTTCGCGAGGGCTGACATTAGTCAACCCACGGTCAATCTTTGCCTTGGTGCGGTCCATAGCAGCGCCAAAGCGCGCTTGCGCCTGCGCTTCTTGTGCAAGCCTAGCGGCGTTGCTTTGCGCAGCTTGGCCGGCAAATTCAGTTGCCATCCCAGGCACTTCAGTAGACGCCTGCCCAAGCGCAGAGAATCGGGCGCTGCCTACAGGCGCGGCTACTTGCGCCGCTGTAGGGGCGCTGCCCGGTACAATGACCGCGTCGGGGCTTCGTAGCGCGTTGAGGATGTCTTGGCCTTTGCCCTCAATTGCCTGTATGTAAGTCGCCTCTTTTGGCGCAAACACCTTTCGGCGAAACTCAAGGCCAATTTTGGCAACCGGCGCAACTACTGCCGGGACTACTGCGCCAATGGCGCCGCCCATAGCGGTGTCGTCTGCATCGCCTCCAATAAGCGCAGTCGAAATGGCGCTGGGAACAGCGCCGCCCACAGCGCGAGTGGCGACGTTCCTTACGCCGGTCAATCCGGTCTGACCAAACCCAGAGGTCTCTATTGCCCCAGCAATTGGCGTTAGGAACTTGGCGAGTGACGGCGCCATTGTTGCGGCTGCTTTGAGCGGAGCGGCAACCAGACCACCGACAGGCGCAGTTGCAACCATCTGGGCGCCCAGTCGGGCGCTGCTGGCGAGAGGCGATTGGCCGTACCGTTGCTCGTACTCGGCCTTTGCTTTTGCCTCCGCCGCTTCTGCTGGAGCGCCACCGACCGCGGACAACACTGTGCCGGTGATGTCGCGGGCGCCTCGGTATCCACCGGCCAGTATTTGCGCCGGGATGGACTGCTTCACACCTTCAACAAACTGATCCATCCGCGACGGAGGCGTTGCCATAGGCGCTTGCGGCGCGCCAGCGGTCGGAATCTCGCTTATTGCAGTGCCGCGAGTGGCGGGAGCTACACCAAGCAATTTTGACTTGACCAAACCTTGCGCTTCTGCGGATAGCTTCCCATAGCCGGCGTCTTGCTCCGCTATCTTGTCGAAGACAAGCGTTCTTGCTTCAGGACTCAAGTTCTGAAACTCTGGGCGTTGCAGGTCCGCAAGGCTAGTCATTGCGTAACCCCCATAGATTTTAGGAAAGCAGCCGCTTCGGCTTTAGGGTCTGCCTTAGCAGCGTTTTCAACCGTAGGAGCCATGTCCTTGGTTGCAAATTGGCCTTGCCGTTCTGTCATCAATCGAACTATGGTAGCGCCTGCTGCTTTGCGAATGGCTCTTGGAAGCGTTGGGTCGGCTAGTTGGGCCGACGCTTGCTGGTAAGTTTTCAAATCTGCATTTGATTGCGGGCCTTCAAAGCGCGGGACAAGTTTAAGCGGAAGGTCCGCAATAGGTTGCAATTTGCCAATGGCAATTGCGCCTGGCGTAGCTTTCCCAACAAACCCCATGCTAATATCCGCCAGACGGCCAGCACCGCTACCCGTAGACTGGTCAATAAGACCGCCTTCTTTGATTGCGTCGCCTATCTCTGTGATGGCAAACGTAAGGTCTTTCTGAAGCTGCACTTTTGCGGCGGCTTGTTTCTCAGCAAAGGCCGTGGGTTTGCCTTTAACTGCCGCGCCGCCTAAAGTTGCCGGCGTAACCGCGCCGGTATCCATGTTCATAATACCCAACGTACCGTCGTTCATTGTCACTTGTTGCGTGCGCAACGCTGGCTCAGCGCGAGGCTGCGCCGGGGCGCGGGCAGCATTTGCAAGTTCTTTCTTGTATTCAAGGAACGTGCCTTTGTACCCTTGAGCTTTGGATACATCGTAGCCTTGCTGATCGGGAGAAGGCGCATACGTCGGCGCTTCTTTTGGTGCAGTGCCAACAACCGTGGAGCCGCTCATTAGTGATGCACCCGGAGCAACCACTTGGGGCCGCAATTCGCCAGCAGTTGCGCCTTGCTGCGACAGCATCGCCATGCGGTCAGCCATTGGCATCGCCAGCAAGCGTTCTGCCTTAGTACGCACTGCTGTTTTTTCTTCGGGCGTGTACATCGGCGATGCTTCCACATCCTCCGCGTGCGCAGTAATGTTGGCGTCAGATGGGCGACTGCTAATGTCGCGGTACATCTGCCCCAAATGCTTTTGCTTTTCTAAGGCCAGCTTTGCTTGCGTTTCTTGGCCTGTGAATCCAAGATTTCTAACTTCAGCGCCAGTTTTCAAATTGCCGTAATACCCCTTGAGGATACTTTCAGCCTGCGTCGGCGCTACTTCGTAGACTTTTCGTTGCGACGCTGGCGTAGAGAGGTCAAAGTCGGGACTCGACATGAGGCCGCGCAGCGCGTTCATCTCTTGCTGCCCGCGCTGCTTCTCCTGCATCGTCATCTGGTTCAGTTGGTTCTGCTGCTGCATTGATTGCATCTGCATCAACTGCGGCATGTTCCCCATCGGGTCTACCGGTGGCGGGACGCGGAACTGGGCGCCTTGGGCAATGAGAGCGTTTAGATCAGCCATGATTAACTAAATCCCGGGTAGTTTGCGTTCATGCTAGTCTCGTACGAAGGAAACACCGTCACATCCCCACCAACGCCGCCGCCCACCCGACTGCCAAACAACGAGTTGAAGTTGGCTTGGTTCTGGTTCTGCTGTTGCTGCTGCTGGTACATGCTGCCCATCGAGGCTAGCGCGTTGCCCATCGTGTTGGCAGAACCCATTTGCCCAGCGGCAATCGACTGGCCTGCCTGGCCCATCAGGTTGCCCGCGTTGACGCCGTACTGGCCTGCTTGCGCGGCTTGCCCCGCTGCTGCTGCCTGACCCGACGACATCAAACTGCCAAGCGGCTGAAGCTGGTTGGCGCGGTTGGTCTGGTAGCGGTTGAAGGCGTTGCCGTACTCTTGCGAGGCAAGACCTTGCCGGTAGTCTTCCATGCCCTTCATGGTCTGACCGGAGATCAGCCCGCCCCTAGCGCCAGCGCGGTGGCCCATTGCTTTGAGACCTTCGCCTAGCCTAAAAGCGTAGCCGGGGTCTTGCTGGAAGTCCTGCATACCGAAGTCACGGGAGTACTGACCGTACCCCGCTGCGCCAGTGTTGCCGCCTAGTCCAAGCAATTCCATCAGCCGGTTCTGACCAGTCAGGCCAGCTTGACGATACGGTTCTGAAAGACGTTTCTGTTCGTCAAACATCTCCTTCTGAAGCGCGGCGGCGCGATCAGCGGCAGCGGCCTGAGTGCCCGCAGCACTCTGAGCGCCACTGCTTGAGATTAGACCGCCCAAGAGGGCGCTGCCACCTATGAATGCTTGTCCAGCAGTGATGCCGAAAGTCATGCCGTCACCTTTTCCGTTATGTCGCCCAGAAGGCCCATCTCATCGTACGTTGGCGAGATGAGTTCTGATTCTATCGCGTCTAGCTCTGAGTGCTTGGTCATATGCACCGTCACCCAGATCGTGTCTTCTTCCGCGTACACCGCTCGCTTGAGTCCCTCTTCAGAGACAAAGGTGCAGGGCGCTTCAAAGTATTTTTTGCCAAACTCGGTGCTGACCGACACCTTGCCCTGCAAGATGAAGTTCAGGTGCTGGTGCCGGTGAATCTTCCCGATGATCAGCGTCCCCTGCGGGATGAACATCTGCCTAGCGTAGGTGCGGCACCCGTACTCTTCGTGCATGGGCGAGAAGGTGTGCGTCAGAGTGCAGTCAGGCAACCGATCCGGCATATCGCCGTCAGCGATCAGCTTCTGCATCCCTTCCTGTACGGTCAAGATGTTCTGTCGAAACTTGACTTTCGACGGAGTGTTCTTTGCAATTGCAAAGAACTCTGGACCGTAGGTCACCTTCATGTCAGCACTTCCACTTCTTCAGCGCCAGTGCCTTGCGAGTCGGCTCGCCCTTGGCGTCCTTCATCGGCCCCGGCACGCCGCCCATCCTGGCGCAAAACGAGTCCTTGCGCGGCCCGCCCTCGGGCTGCGGTGGCTTCAACCCAGGCTTGCCAGGGTTCGCTGCGTTGTACGAGGCGCGGCCCTTGGCGTTCAAGCCGCCGCTCTCGGACTTGCCTTCCTTGCGCTGCCAGGCTGGAGTTTTCATGCTGCTGCAATCGTGGTGACGGTGCCAGATGAGCCCCGGTATTTGAGAGCGCCGGCCTCGACGTAGAGTTGGCCTAAGCCCGCTGGGGAGGTTGCTGGCGCGGCGGCCACATTGAAAATGGCAATGGCACCATTTGGAAGAATTTGCATTCTTATAAGCCCAGCTACAGAGCCAGTGGGCGTAGTGACAAATCCTATAAGCGATGGAATGCTAGTCGCGGATGTAGCGCCATAAGTAGCAGAATCGCCAACAGCAGAATAAATTGAGGTAACGCTACTATTGGTGGTTCCATTTGACCCAAGAAAATTTATTTTCCCAAGACCGTCATCATTTGCAACTAAATTAAACGAAGTAGCAGTTGTTCCGCGAGTCTTTATAAGAAAAATAGACGGATCACCTGCGGTATTTGAAAACCCTCGTATTGTCGTGGCAGGCGCAAACGTAGTGGCGTCCCCATAAATCTGAACACCAAACGCGCCTGTGGCTGATGTGGGGCCGCCAACAAGGATTTTAGTGGGAACAGACACCGCCCCCAAGTTATCAATCCGCATCCGCTCAGCACTACCCGCAGCAATGATCACAGTATCGCTAAGGCCAGCAGTCCCGGCAACTGATCCTATGATCGTGTTGTTGTTGCCTGTGGTTAGTGCGGAGCCTGCGCCTTGGCCTAAAGCAAGATTTTGACCGCCAGTATTAGAGGATAAAGCCGATTGCCCAAGGGCCGTGTTATTGTATCCGCTAGCTCCAGTATTGGCGGCTAGAGCTTGCATACCAACAGCAGTATTATTATTACCAGAAGTGCTGGCCGTTAATGCCCCCTGACCAACCCCAGTATTATTTGCGCCACTCAAGCTACCGTTACTCAGCGCACTAACACCAACCGCAGTATTGTTGGCAACAGCATTAGCCCCCAGTCCAACGGTCAGGCCTTGGATCACTGCGCCGCCAGTCAGTGTCGAGACGCCTGTTACGCCAAGGGTTGTGCTGGCTGTGATTGCTGCGGCAGCTAGGGTGCCGGTGAAGGCGGGGGATGCACTTCTAACCGTGCTGCCCGTGCCGGTGCTTGTGGTGACTCCTGTGCCGCCATTGGCGACCGCTAGGGTGCCAGCTAGGGTAACTGCGCCAGCCGTTGCAGAAGCCGGTGTAAGGCCCGTGGTGCCTCCAGCAAAAGAGGTGACCCCGGAGGTTGCAGCAACCGCCGCAGCGGTCGTCTGACTAGTAATGCCGCCCTTGACTACCGCAACAAGCTCGGTGCCCGTAAGAGCACCAGCAGCAGGAAGGTTTGATATTTTGACGCCGGCCATGATGGGCTCCTTATGCTGCGAAGTATTGACCAGTGATGATAACGTCGGCGCTTGCCGCCCAGGTCGGCACATAAATGACGTTGCTGTTGACCAGGCCGGTTCCAAACCCGAGCGCCGTGACGTTCGATGCGGCAACGCAAGTGCCAGCCACTACGGTCGAGGTTGGCGTGCTGAAGCTAGTGGTGCCTGCCGTGGCCGCTGTGGTGGTGGTGCTGGTCACGCGGATCGTAAAGCTGACGAAGTCGCCAATGCGCTCGAACGTGCCGACGTAGGTTGGTGTGCCAACAATCGTCAGACTGGTTGCAACTGGCGTCCAAGTGCTCTTGGTGACGTAGGAGTCAGGCAGCGTGGTCGCGCCGGTGATGTTGAAAAGCTGGATGTGGCGGGTATCGGTGCCGTTGTTGGTGATGGCGCCGTTGTAGCCTAGGCCATAGGTAACCGTGTTCTTGACGCCTGCGTCAATCTGTAAATTGTAAATTTCCCCGCCATGAAACGCCGCGCTGTTGCCGCCGTACATCCACACAAGCCCGCTCAAAGTGTTGTCGGCTAGGACGTTAATGAAAGAAGTTCTTAGGCCAGAATTCTTGATGTGGAACGTTGTTGCGTCCCCAAGAATACCGTTGGCCTCCAAGTCCATCCCAATAAAAGTATTTTCAGTGTTATTAGGACCAATGAGGATGCCGCCGTACCCGGAAGTGTAACCATTGCCCTCAACCGTTCCGCCGACAAAAGTGTTCATGGCGGTTTCGTCCAGCACCAGTCCGTTACCGCTTGCGCCTTCAACGATAAGGTTGATAAAAGTGCAGTCGGAGCACTGTTCGCCAGCGTTGCGCAAGCCAAGGCCAACGCCAATCACAGATGGCGTAACAAGGCCAGGCTCGTTCCCCGAATGGCAGAAGTCGTAGAACGAGTTGGACACCATGAAGTTGCACAGCATGGCGTAAGCGGGGAAATTGATAGGCCGCAGGCGGTTGAACTGGCTATGTGTGATGCCCCGAATGAAGACGCCGATGGTTGCTGCGCCGGTGCAGTTGATCGTCAGATTGTCGATGACGATGTCTTGCACAACCGTGGTGGATGGCGGCGCTCCAGCATCAACAACCAACCCCGGCCCAGCGCCGGTGATGTTCAGCACAACCCGCCCGATGCCCTGGATGCGAGCGCCGAGGATTGCAAAGTTGGGCAACGCGCCGACGTTGTAGGTTCCTGCCGGAATGGTCAATTGGCGAGAGATGTTCCAAGCGTTGGCAAACGCGGTGGTGTTGGCGGCTGCGCTGGCGCTGGGCAAAAACCCGAAGTCGGCCACGCTGTAGGAGTCGCTCAGTTTGCTCTGAACCGTGCGCGTGGTGCCTGGGCCGGTCTGGGTGAAGCCGACCAAGGTCGAGCCTGTGCTGCCGGCCAGCAGTGCCTCAAACGCAAGGAGGTCGTTGATGGCTTCTTGCGCTTCGATGTTGTCGACAGTCCAGATAGGAACCGCAGGCGCGTCAGCAGACGCCAGCACGAACTTGTACGATGCGCCGTTCAGCCACACGCCGTTGGGCGCCTCGCCCCTAGCGTCCAGCACGATGTCCACCGGGTTCTGCGTGGTGCCACTAGCGTCGGTGTAGGACGCCAAGGGGGTGGTGGTGCCTGCCGCGTAGGTGTACAGGTGCCCACCGACCAGCGGGATGCCGCCAGCGGTGAAGAACTGCAACTTTGGAGGGGGAGAAAGAGTTGCGCTCATTGTGCGGCCTTAGACGGAGGTGATAGTTTGCCAGGCCGCGCCAGAGTAAACGCAGAGCTTGGCAAGCGTGGTGTCAAAGATGACCAAACCGGCGGCAGGAGTGCCAATGGCGTTCTTCTGCGCTGTGGTCATATTGGGGAAGCGCACGCCCTGAGTGGTTGATTGTGCGTCCAACACGGCGGATGCGGTTGGCGTTGTGCCAATACCAACGCTGCCAGAAAATACCGGAGACGCGGAAAAAACTAGGTTTGTGCTGGTTGTCCCAGTGGCGCCAACGGCACTGTAACCGGTGATATTGTTAAACGAAACAATGCTGGCCGTGGATGCGCTGGTGCCGCCGCTTGCGACGTTGAGCACGCCGGCCAAGGTAACCGCACCAGTTGCCGCCCCTGCTGGGGTCAAGCCGGTAATGCCACCAGACCAAGACAAGACGCCCGTGTTGGCGAGGGTGATGCTGCCAGCGGCGTTGGTCACCCCGATGCCAGCGCCTGGCGTCAGCGTGTTGAGCGTGTACCCGGCAGCGTTGCCGATGAGCAGTTGGCCATTGGTCGGTATGGCCGACACGCCCGTGCCGCCGTTGACCGGCTGGATGGTGTTCTGGTTTTCCCCTACGATTGCGTACAGCCCGTTGAAGTACCGGAACCACTCCGTTGACACCAGCCCGGTGCGCCCATCAACGAGGGGCACACGCGGCGCCGGGACTTGGGTGAGATTAAGCATTGGTCGGGGTGATGAACAGTTCAGCGCCCATGATGGCAATCTTCACCGGGTCAGTGCCCGACACCTCGTAGACCCGGTCGCGGAGTTTCTCGGTCATGCCCAGCCTGCGCCAAATGGTGCGGTAGCCGTACTGGCCGATAGCGCCCATCGAGCGCCAGTGCTCGTTTGACCAAGTGTGCCCGCCATCGTCCGACCAGCGCAGCATGGCTTGCGGGTTGACGCCTTGGACCGTAGCTACAGACACTAAGATGTCTTCGCCAGACTCGGTCAGCAGTTCGCTGCTGCTCTCGGTCAGCAGGGCTTCCAGCGGCGTAGAGGGGTCGATCCCGTTCAGCCCGACGCCAGACTCAGCGTCAAGTTGCAACGAGTGGTGGGCCGTTCGCTTCAGATTGTTCTGGCCGGTAGGCAGCGCCCGCCATGATCGCAGCCACTTTTGCACTTGACCGTTGTCGGCGTAGACATCTAGGTCAAAAGCGTAGATGTTGCCGTTCTCAAAGTCGCCGACGATGATCGTGCCGCCGAAGTTGCACTGGCAGTTCGACCTGTGCCGAAACTGGTTCTCATCGCCACTGGCGCGTTCGTGCCAGGCTTGCACCGACACATCGTAGACCCAAGTCTTGCTAGCAGACGGGAAGTTCAGGACGTAGAAGGCGTGGCCCTCTTGCTGGTAGGTGTAGGCCACCGCGTCTGAGATGTTGCCGTACTGGGCGATGGCGTACTCGATGGCATGGGTCGAAACCCTGATGCCGCTGTAGCCGTTGTTCTTGTAGACAATGCCTTGGCCGCGAGCGTCGGTGCCCAGCCAGAACAGCGCGTTGTCGAGCTTGGCGACTGAGAATGCGGCCACACAGCCGATCTCGTTGAACGCGCCTTGGACAGGCGTCAGAGGGAAATTTGCCAGACCGGCGTTGTACCAGACTTCGACCGAGTCAGTACCAAACACCCACATTTGCCGGTGGTCTACGTTGATTGCCACCACACCGTCAGGCGAGCCATCGGCGCTGGAAACATCCGTTGCGTTGAAGACCAGCGGGTAGATGTACGTCGCTGTTGCCGGGTCAACCGTGTCAACGCTGTATATACGCTGGCTGTTTGGCTCGTTGAAGACAAACAAGTTGTCGATGTACGCGACAGTGACAGCGCCGGGGAAATTGGGGTCCGTGATCTGGTTGAACTCACCCGTTGGCTCAAAGTAGGTGTAGCTCGGACCGTTGCAGGCAAAAAATATGGTGGCGCCGTTGTCCGCAATGGACACTGGGCCTGTACCTGACACATAGCCGATCAGTTCAGGCGTTGCCGTGGTGCTGGTGAGCTTGAAGACCTGGATGCCTGAGACGACATAGAAGTCCGACCCGTTGGTCTGGTGCGCCCACAAGCCCCGGATGGGGCCAGTGCCGACCGTCTGGAGGAACTGCAATCCTGGGGCGCGGTTCAGGAACCCAGCTTCCTTGCCGCCATCGGGGATGGCTTCGGGGAACAGGTTGACAAGCCTGTTGTCCGCAGCGTTGATGCTGCGGGCAACGTATGACTGGCCCAGGATGGGGGTCTTCACCTAGTAGTTTCCAGCGAAAATATTGTAGCGTTGACGAGTACCCACGATGCTGTACGGCAGCGACATGATGTCATCCGGATTGTTGATCCGCTTCAAGTTGCGCTTGGATGTCATGGCGATCCGCGAGACCTGCGGTGACGGCTCAACACCAAACTCAGCAGCGATCTCACACGCGAGACAGTACCGGAACGCCCGCAGGTAGCCTGGCGGGAAGGTGAGCACAGTTGCCAGCGTGGCCGGCTGAGTCAACTCAGACACCGACACGAAGTGCCACTCCAGCACCTTGGTGGGCACCGGGTAGACGTACATCTCGATGTCGGGGTACGTCATGTTGATCCAGATCACCTGTGGGTAGGTGCTGGTCACAGTCTTTACCGCGATGCCGTTGTACTGCTGCTGGTTGAGAATCTTGATGCCAAACGAGATGTTGTTCGCGGGATCGCGAAAATACGTCGAGTCATCCAGCAGGACTGGCCGGTTGCCAACAAAGTCGCCAGTCGGGCCAAGCGTGCGGCTGATAAAACCAGGAAGCCAACTGAACACCTGATCTTGGGTGCTGAACACCGCCAGACGCTCGATGCTCCACGAATCAATCATCTGATTCATGGCGGTGAGCGCGTCCTGGGACGTAGCAGCGGAAGGCGTCTCACCCTCGGCAAGTTGGCCGATTAGGCGCAGCGCCCCGTTGATCTGGTCCCCGGCAGTGGTGCTCATTCAGACTCCTTGCGGCGGCGTCTCAGTTCGTTCACTGGTGCCTGCTCGCCCGGAGTATACCTTACCCAGCCGTTCTTCTCGTCTTGCTCGGCCTCAAGTTCTGCCATAGCAACCTTGGTGCCGTGTACAGGGTGCTTCAGATAGATTACCACAGATCGCCCCTAGAATTTGTGCCCCCTACGCCTTGTGAGCGTAGAGGGCGGGCCTATTAGCCGATGCGGTACAGAGACCAAGTAGCATCGCCCGTTTTGCGAGCGCGGAAGCTTATCGAGGTGCCTGCGGTAGCAGCCACAGTCATAAGACCTTGCGACCCAGAAGTGCCAATTGTCCAACCCGTAGCGGTGGTCATCGTGATGACGCCGGAGCTTGAGCCGTCAACGTTGATCACGGTGAAGTCAAAAGACGAGTTGTTAGGCATACTGGGAAACGCAGCGTCCGTCAAAGCAGCAGTCGGCAGCGTGTATGCCGCCGCGCTGGAGCCTGGCGAACCAAGGATGATCCTTGTTGCCAATTGAGCCGCAGTCAACGTAGCATTGCCGGCAGCAATTGAAGTTGGCGTGGGTTGCGCAACAAACAGAATTTCGCCAGTGTTGCCGTCACCAACTTGGTAACCGCCAGAACCATTAGGGAGAGCCATAATAATTTCCTTTTAAGAAGATGGTCAAAACAGGGCCGAAGCCCCATTTCAAGTTAGCCCCAGAGACGCACGGCCATTTGCGGACGGATCACGCTAAACCCGTACAGAACGTCGATACGACAAGGCATGCGGTCATTGTTGATGTCGTACTGACGAACAATACGCATCGAGATGCCGTTGTGAACCTGGCGCGAAGCCATGTCGACACCCTGCGGCAGCAAGAGGTCAGCCGTAGCGAAGGTGATCGCATTCTTCTGGTAGATCAGATTCTGCGGGTAGCCCGTGGAGGCCGCGCCGACAAAAGTGACCGCCGCATTGTTTGCAGGGAAGGCGTCAATGGTCGCCAGAGCATTGCTGGATGTGTACATTGCGGGAGAAATTGCAATGTTAGTCCAAGCGCCGCTTGATGCCGTGCTAGCCGCCGTCACAACAAATTGCTGCAAGCTGCCGGTGGACTGACGAGTCTGCGGGTTGACGCTGTACACACCAGCAACAGTGAACACATCGCCGACAGTGACTGTGGCCGAGCCAGTACCACCGTCAATGCTGATTGTAGCCTGACCTTGGGTGGTGATAGTGTCATTGACAAGGATAGTGTCCGACGTAGAACGCGATCCAGTGGTGTGGTTGCCAATCGACTGCGACATGTTGACTTCGTCGTAGCCCAGAACGCCAGTGCCCATCATGCCTGCCGTGAACTGGCGAGCGATGGTGCTGGTTGGGTTGAAGAAGCCCTTCATGCCTTCGACCAAGTTCGCATTGGCGGCAGGGTTCACCGTTGCGTAGCGATCGTTCATCGGCGAAGCGTACTCGTTCAGCTTCTGGTTGCCTTGCAGCAGGACCAGCGAGGTGGACGGCGTGGTGCCAGGCGTACCAACAGTCGAGAAGATCGACTTGTAGGCGGTGGCGACATCGGCATCGATGCTGGAGGCCAACTGCGAAATACGGGGTTTGAGAACCCGTTCCGCGAAGTCGTCCAACTGCATAGTCAGTTCAGCAGAGGTGAAGTTGACACCGATGTGCTTCTGGCTTGCGACCGTCAGCGTGGTGAACTGCTCGTTGTCGTCCTGGACTTGCAGGGCGGCGCCATCGGTCACCAGAGCACGGTCGGGCAGACGGATGCGCAGGGTGGAGCCGATCTTCGCGCCTTCAACGGCGAACGAGTCGTCGTATTGGCGGTTGACGTTGCGGGTGAGCACCAGGTTGTTCTCTAGGCCATGTGTTCGCTCAAGGTCGTTAGGCTTGAACCGCCCTTTCGGGCTGCTGCATGTCACCATGCAGAGCAGACTATCTCTTCACCCTATTGCTAGGGGTTGTGCGCTTCCAGCCACTTGGCTGTACTCCCTTTCGGGATAGTCGTTACACCTTCCGCTGATGAGGGCAAACGCCGCCGTTTTTGTGCTTGCCAATTTGACAGTTCATGCACAGAACTTGGAACCCGTCTGGGAACTTGTTCTTGACGAGCCACAGATAAAAGCCTGTTCCGCTACCGGAGTACAACTTGGCTTTTCTCATGTCGGCCCCGTCATTGTGCACGTGGTCTATTGACAAGAACATCTTCTCAGCTTCACCGCAACAGTTGCATTTGTAGCCGCCGTAGGCGCCATACACTGCTTCTCGCTGCTTGTCCTGATTGCGCTTGGTCTTTTCAGCTTCAGCAAGCCGCATGGCGGCTACTTCTTCTGGCGTTCCATTCGCAATCTTTCGGTTGCGCCATTCGCGAGAGTGTTCCCGAGACTTCTCTCGGTTGTTGGCTCGCCAATCGCGCATTCGCTGATTGAAGACTTCCCGGTTACGTTCACGGTACCTAGCAGCCGCTTCACGGTTCTTAGTCCGCGTTGCTTCGTCAGGTTCCGTATTACCTTCTTCTTTGGCTTGGCTCGGTATTTTCATGTAATCATTCTACATGACGTCCACCGAATTCACACAATTTTTTTCTTGACGTTGCCGTCAGGGGAGACCGATTAGTTAATCTCCAGAGCTTTCCGGGTGATCATGTCGATGGTAAGGATCGAATTGGACATGACCTAACATTCCTTTCAGGGTTAAAAACTAGCGGAGGCGGGCTTCCATCTTTTTGACTTGTCGAGCGCGGTCGGCTGCGATCCATTCTGAAGTGCTCATCGACTTGATGGAGCGTGGATCAGTTGTATCGTAGGTCGACGCGCCCTTGCTGCTAGGCGTGACAGGCGTAAAAGGTGGTGGAGCACTAGAAGTCTTTTTGACCATCGGTTCCGAGGCCAGTTTGGCCTCGATACGTCCGATCTCTTTGGCTTGCACATAAGGCGCCAAGCGGGAAATACGATCTGCTTCTTTCGGGTTGGCACCAAGGTAGTAGGCTACATCAGGGCCAATATCCGACGATTGGATCGTCTGTGCCATCACGGTCGTGATCTTGAGGCTTGGATTGTACGCGACCTGTTCAAAGTCATCGTACTTGTTCCGCGCCTCTTCTTCCCTGTCGTGATAAGCACCGAGAACTTCTGTCTGCTGGCGCTGCACATCCCGTTCGTAGAGTAGCTGCTCGGCCTTCTTCATCGCCAATGCATCGGCGTAGGATTCAGTCGAGTCAAACTGCTCTGGTCTGGGATCAGCAGCGACGACAGGGGCTGTAACAACCCGCTCTCGTTCCCACTTTCGTTGCTCGCGTGCGAGCCTCTTTCCTATCGCGGCATCCAACTCTTCTTGAGTGAACGCCTTTACCGGCTGTGCTTCTACAGGTTCAGGTGCCGCCGTGGCTTCCTGTTCCGGCGCGGGTGCTTCCGCTAGTACTTCTTCAGACATTGTGTGAATCCTTCGATTCCCTGGTGAGCCGCACCAGTACGGGTGTTACGGGTTACCTTGAGCGTCTTCGTACTTAAACACAGCCCCGACAGTCGTGGCAACGTAGGTATTGCTGCCAGATGCGTTGTAGCTCGCTGAACTGCTGCGCACCTTGAAGCCGTTTGCCAGCTTGTCGGCATGGGTTCCGAAGGTTACTGCGTTGCCGTTGATGGTCATCGCCGTGGGCGTGCCGTTGAGGAACACAAAAGGCCCATCGGTACTGAGGTTGCCGGTGAACGTGCCGCTGGTGGTGACTGTGCCTGCTGCAATATTGAAAGTGTTGAGGGGGAGGAAACCGCTGGGCGGGGTGTAGGTGAAGGGTTGCTGGCCGAAGTTGACTGAACCTGTGCAGGTATTTGCCCCTGCCATAGTACCAACACAGGCAAAATAATTTCCAGACAATCCGGTAAATGCCGGGTTTGTTCCAACAGCAGGATCACCCGAATTAAACCATGCCCCATTCTTAGACCAATATATTTTTCCGTTTACAAGGTCTACAGCACACCCTATTACATCGCCAGCAGTAAGGCCTGTTCCATAAGCGGTAGATACATTATTAGAAACTTTATTACCATTAGTAGTTACTGCATATTCTGTAGCAGCGTACCCAAGATATTGGTTAGATGTCGCTATTGTGCCAACCGCTCTAATACCTGAACCCAAAGGATAAAGAGAAGTTGTAGAAACAAGCTCAAAGTATACTTTTGTCCCTGATGATATTGCTATGGTTGATATTGCCGGGGCACTGTTTGAGCCGCCAGTAGATGGGTAATCATAAGTCAAGTTGCCGTTAGAAATTACTGCTGCTCTATAAAGAGTTTCCAACGGATTCAACACAGCGTAGTTCGCCACCGTAGTCGAGGTCAGTGTCGGCACATCAGTCAGTGAGTCGTATGTAGACCCTGCTGTGAGGCTGATGTTGTTGGGTGTCCAGTTGTTGGCGTTGCCGCTGGAGTCTGCTACCAGGGTTGATGTGCTGGTGACGTTGGTGAACGGCAAATAGAACCCATTGGTCCCGTATGGCCCGGCGTATGCTATGGGGAGCCACTGGTTGTATGTGCTGGATGCACCGAAGGATGCAGGAAGCAAGGCTTGACCGTCTACGAAGTTGATTTCTGCTAATTCGCCATCAAAGTAATTACTTCCGCTTGGCCTAGCAATACCAAAACCTAAAGGGTACAAGTTGGAATTTATATAGCTGTTAAGGCTTGCGGCTGGAAGTGTATTATTTGCCCAAGAAGTAATGCGATTTCCATTTACGTATACTCTTGCGCCGTCTTCTGCGATTGCGTTAGTTGAATCAAAAACACAAACTATGTGATACCAAGCACTAGGGTCTCGAAATACTTGCGCTGTGTTTTTGCGTAACGTGTAGCCACCAAGAAGAGTATTAAACTGCAAAAATTCAAATGTATTGTCAGCGTTAAAAACAATGCGGTTTTGAAAATTACTAACTGTAAGATCAAAATACCCAAATATATCTTGTGCAACACTTAATGTTCCGCGTTTAATCCAAGCACTCCATGTCCAAGTGGTTAAATTACCCGCAACCGCAGGAGTCCTGCTCAAATACGCACTCGCACTAAACCGGAAGCGCAGGGATTTGGCTAGCAGGTAGTCCGCACTGCCAACAACACCTGTGTCAATATGGATCAGCCCCTGGACGCCCAAGGCGATGCTGTTCTGGGCGCCAAGGAAGCTCATTGCTTGTTCACCGGCTTCGTGTAGAGGTCACCAGCAGCAGCAACTTGGATCGCACTGACACGCCACGGAGCGCCAGTGCCAGTCGGGATCTTGAACGGAATGGCCACGTTCGCAGGCACATACGTCCCGTCAGTAGCCGAGGCAGTCACGCCCTCACCCACCAGCACATACGCCGCCGAGGTGACCGTCACCACCACGCCTTGAGGCCCAGCAGGCCAGGTGCCTGTGGAGCCGGCAGTGCCGGTGTAGGCGACCGTCTTGGGGCCGAGTTGCGTGCCAATGCACGGATTGAGCATTTCCATCAGTTACCCCAAGAATTTCAATTTGTAGAGCGTTGTCAAATACAGTTCGACGATGTTGTCGATCAACTGCTGCAACGAAGAATCAGTCTTGTCGCATACGTCATACCGCACAGACTCGATCTCATCCAACTGCGCCTGCAAGAACTCGACAATATTAGTCGTTTTCTTGGAAGACTGCAAAGTGATCCCGCCGATCAACCCATGCCGACCCTGGTAGGCTTCGGCAAAGGCGTCCGCAAGGTCGATGATGCTGTCGTAGAACGTGTTTAGCGCCGTGTGCTTGCTGAAGCTGCGCGTGTTGAGGTGGACGCTATGCGCCACATCCCGGCCCAAGAAGAGCAGGCCCATGAAATCATTGCATTTCATTTGGCATCTCCTGCATAGGTTGTTGCTCCATGCTGTCCTGCGGCATCATGTCCACATCCCGGCCAGGCATCTCACCTATGAGGTCACCGCTGGTGATCATGCCGTGGACCGTGCCCAAGACTATTTCCTGAATCTGGTCAGGCGTCATGCCGGCCATTGTGGCGCTAATCCGCTTGGTCTCGGCATCGTAAGCCTTGACCTGGCTATCGAACTGCTTGACCTGCAAGTCCTGCGCTTCCATCGACTTCGACACGTTCTGGAGCATCTGGTGCATCTGCTCCATCTCTTGGCCCATCGCCTGCATCTGCTGCTGCGCGGCCTGGAGTGCCGGATCGTCATCATCGGCCAGCAGTTTCGGGTCGATGGTCTTGGCAAACCGCTTGCTCATTTCCTGAGCACCCGGCCAGTCCATGTTCTTGATAAACAGGTCACCCGCCACGCCCCACAGTTGCGGGTTGCCCTGCAACAGTTGGCTCATGGCGTCCAGCGACTCTTGACGCTTGGTCATGTAGCTCGGGCCAGTCGTCACGCACACATCGTACTGGCCAACGCCAAGGTTGTAGATTTTCTTGATCACAACGCCCGCCTGGTCGACGATCTTGCGCACCGGCTGCGGCTGATTCGGGTCGATCATTGCCGAATCCGTCTCCCCATCGATGCCGATGATGCGGGCAATGCGCTGGGTGTCGTAGATTTTCGGGATCAGATCCACAATCTGCCGAGTGGTGTACCGAATCGCCCGCGCCAGATTGTCGACGTAGTGGTAGGTGCCTGTGTCGCCCTGTTTTTCACGCGCCAGGATCGCTCGGCCAGAGCGTTCGTTGCTCGTAGCGCCCAAACTGGAGTCATATTGGCCGGTAGTGCTCTTGATGTCATCAGAAGCGCCCGCCTTGGCCTGTAGGAGCCCGCTGGAGGCCATTGGAGGCTGTGACCGTGCCGGTAGGGGCAGTACGCCGCCTGCGCCGTCTGTAACGTCAGGGTTGACCTCCAAATACGGCCAATTTGTCGTGTTTGCGGTCTTCCACTGCTGCTCGTAGCCCTCAAACTGCCCGCCGTACCCGATAAACGGGGCTTTTGGCGCCAGTGCAAGCATCTCAGCCTCTTGGCTGACCCAGTAGTTGTACATCCGCTGGGCGTCTTTGGCGTTGCGGATCAGCCCAGAGACGTACAGGCGACCGTCAACCTCAAATTCGTTGCCAACCACGCGGATAACGGGTATGGACTTGCCTGCCCACTCGTGTTCTTCGATGAACTCAAACCCGTTTGTCTTGCACCGCTTGATCTTCTTCTGATCCACGATGCGCGTCTTGATGGGTTTCATGCCCATCATCCGCATTTGACGGTCTTCCGGCGAGTTCTCCATCGCCGACACGTTGCCGTGGTACAGATGCAGCGTTGCCGGCGTGTGCTCGGTGTAGAAGTACTCTGCAATGCGTACCGTCTTCTCGCTGATCCACGGGCTCAGGCTCTGGTCGCCTACGCCGCGCTGCATCATGGTCGATACAGGCGATGCGTCGGGGAACTGGCGCTCGTATTCGTCAGCCGTCAGGTCTTCAGTGATGAAGCACCACTCCGCATCCGACCCACAGGGGTCTTGGATCGTCGGGTCCATGTACACGCTGAACGAGTTGCGCACCCGAGCGATCCGGATGTCCTGCTCAAAGCTGTCGTCGTTGCAGTACTCGGTCAGGAGCCGGATGTAGCCCTCGCCGTAGGTCACCTGGTTCTCGCAGGCGGTGTCGTAGGCGACATCAGCGTCCGAAATGTACTCAATGTGCCGCACGATGCCGTCGAATATCTCAGCGACCTCTACGTCGGCCTTGTCGTCCACCGGGATGACTTTGCCGCTGGGCCGGTTCTGCCGTTGGTCGTTGGTGACCTGCTTGACGTGCTGGGGCAGCTTGTTGATCGTCAGGCATGGCCTGGCGTTGATTGTCTGCCCTTGGACGCTGCCTCGCGTTGCCAGCACATCTGCCGGCCACTGCCACTGGTTGTCGGGACTGCCTGCGGCAAAGCGCAAGTCGTCTAGCTCATCCTCGCGGGACTCGCTGTAGGCCGACACAGCCATCGTAAAGCGGCTACGCATGGTGTTCAGATCGTCGGCGTTGCCGCCGGCGACTGACTTAGCCGCTTTGATGTCAGAGTTCATTTCTTCTTTGCAGACTGCACGAACGCTTTGGCTGTCGGCGCTCCCGGCGTACCGGGCTTGCGCATCTTCTCTTTGCTACCCGCCGCAATGCGATCTTGCTTGGCGTTGATATTCGCGTACAAGCCAGGTTTGGTTGCCATATCAAGCCGCGTGAACAATTGCAAAGTTGATGACCACAGCCTCGGACAGCGAGCCCGCAGTGATGTTGCGCAGCGTGATCGTCGCCGAGCCAGCCAACATGCTGGAGACCCAGCAGTTGTAGGCACCAGCCGTAGCGTTGGCGCTGGCCACGTTGACGATGATTACGTCCTTGGCCGACAGCAGGCTATTGGTCAACGTAAAAGTCACGTTGGTGGTGGCAGCAAGCGATGCGGCGTTCATGGTGATCTGCCCAGCGCTGGTGTTGACCGTCACGCCAGTGGACTTGCTCGTGAGCTGGGTCACCGCAGTCTGCGCCGCTGCGCTGTACCCAATTTCTTGGGTAGCGTAACAAGTGGTGAATTCCGGGTCCGCGTAAGCAATGCCGGTAGATTGTGAATTTGACATTTAACTTCCCATCCAGCTAGTTAGGACGCCTTGCGGCGCATAGGTTTTACGAGGAGACCTGTCTGTGTACTCCCGATGCGCCACCGGGAACGCGAACGTCACCGCCAGTGCGTCGGCAGCGTCAGGACTGGCAAGACCTCTTGAGCGCATTTCCTTCTTGCCTTCTAAGAAGATTGTACCGCTAGAGTTAGGCTTCTTGGTTGGCCCCACCAGGTCCGCTTTGAGTTGCCGATCTTCAGGTATGGATGCGCTTCGCAGCCAGTCCTTCATCGTGCCCCACATCTCAGCCCGCTTGTTGCCCCACATCACCGAGTTCTTGGCCTTCCAGCCAAAGTTCACTCCGCGTACCTTATACCGTTGTTCGTTCAGTCTGTCAAGTATACCGTACCCTAGCCCGCCTTCGTCAATCACCGTCAGCACCGGCTTGAACTCCTCGATGGCGTCGATCACCCGACCGACGATGGTCATCGTGTCTTCGCCCGAGTACCGCTTGATGCTCACGATGTCCCGCCCTTGGCGCACCAGTATGACCGTCGAGTCAGCGCCTCCTCGCGCCGGGTCGATACCTATGACCACTGGCGCCGAGCTGTCCTTGTACCGTGGCCGCTTCATCGCCTCATCCACCACCGTCGGGCTGATGAACTGGTCCTCGCCTGCGCTGGGAAACTCCCCGTACACCTCGACCTTGGCCTGCGGCGAGTCCTCGCCATACTCCGCAATGATCTGGTCGTAGACCGCTTTGTCCGTATCCTCAACCGTCCTAGCGTCTACGCTCCGGGCGTTCCAAAACGCTCTCTTGGCGTTGAAGCACTCAAAGAAGTACCCCTCGTTCCGGCGCGGGTTGCTGAAGGCGAACCAGTACCTGTCGGGCGTGTTCTCAGTGAAGAAGCCCGCGCCCACTTCCCAGATCGGGTTTGGTATGCCGCTGCTCTCATCGAAGATCAGCATCATCCCGTCTTGGTTGTGGACGCCCGCGTAGCTGTCAGGGTTCTCGGCTGACCACAGCTTGCCCTCTGCGGCCCAGTAGCGTGTGCCTTTCTTCAGGTCACGCTCGACCAGTTCGGTGATCCATTTCGCTGGCACCAGCTTAGTTGCGCTCACCTCCCACCAGTGCGAGTGCATCGCCATCGCCGCCCACTTGGTCAGCTCTGCCCAGGTCACCGACCGCAACTGATTCTCAGAGTTGGCGCTGACCACTACGCTGCCGCCGATGCGCGTGGTGAGCATCCACAGCACCAGCCAAGATACTAGCGCGCTCTTGCCAATCCCCCGGCCTGATGAGACCGCTTCCCGTAGGGTGTCCATCTGGACCTTCCCTTTGTTCCGCTGGATGTGCGCCTTGATGTCGTTGAGCACCTCGCGTTGCCATTTGCGTGGGCCTTTGAAATTAGCTAGGGGGGTGTTCTTCTGCCCCCAGGGAAACACGAAGCGCACGAACGCCTCGGGGTCATCCGCAAGCGCGGGTGACCACAACTCAACCATGAGCCGTTGTTCACCCTCTGAGCTGTATATTGGGAGTTGCATCAGCGGGTAGTCTTGTACGGGTTGGCTTGCGCGTCGCGCAGCGCCATGTCAAGCAGCACCCTGAACTCTGTCGACAACGTCGGGTCTACATGCGCCGGCGCTCCTCTAGCGCCTTGGTTACCCATAGCAAAAGCAGGTAGCTCTGTCACCGATGCGCGGTAGCGACTGTTTTGTTTTACCCAGTCAGGTGCCAAACGGCTTGCCATAGCCTCTGTCTGAAACACCGTAGGCGCGGCAAACATCCCGCGACCTTGTTCGTTTGTTCTTAGTAACCTGTCGTAGGCGTCTTTGAACCGCTGTTTGGCTTCTACGTCTTTTGCGCCTTCTTGACGGTACTGCCGCCCCATCTGGTAGTGCGCAGCATGCGTCAATTCGTGAATAAGACTGTTGGGGTCGTTGGCGTTGTAGTTTATTGTGACTTCACCTGTAACCGGAAGTTCGCGGCCAAACACGGTGTTTCGGTTGTACTCCGCGTTTGTGCCTTCCGGCAAGTACCCTTGCTTGACTGGCGGCATGGCACTGCGCGCCATCAAGTAGTCCGCAAGCTCTTGGTACTGAGGCTGTTCGCTGGCGATCTGCCGCATCAGTCGAATCTTGTCGTCGCCGCGCAAACTTTGCAGCTTTTCAAGCGCGTTGTCCGACTTGGGCATCAGCTTGTTAGTCGCCATCTTTGACTTCCTCAACGTACGTTAAGCGAGCACGGGCCTCTTCAAGCGCGGTGATGACGCTGATCTTCTGATAGACATCAACGCTGATCTCTTGCTTGGCAGTCCAACCGTGGATGTGCTGAAGGATCGCCAGGCTGGCCTTGGCGTCTCCGTTCATCGACGCTTCGGACAGTTTGCCTGCATGCGCCATCTCAGCGTCGGCTTTGCCTTTTTGCGCCGCCATCTCGGCGATGGGGTCTAGCTGACACAGCCGCCTGTATTCAACTGGCAGCATGCCGGAGGCCAGGGCCAAACTGTCGCCTTTTAGGCCCAAGCGCGCTGCATCGTAAATCTGTTGCAGTCGCGCCTCAGTCGCCCTGATCTCCCTAATCTCAAGCGGTAGGGATTTCATGCGCGGGAGTGTATCAGGTTTGTGCTACGCATGGTGTTGCAGCATGGTGTAGGAAAAAATTTTGTTCGCGGACCCTTTGCCAGCGTGACCGGCCGGCGGCCGGCCCTGCCCCCCCCCTCTCGAATGCTGCACTGCAACATGCCGGCCGTGGGTCATGTGGCGTCGCCCACCGGGTCGCATGCGGCGGCGGCGGCGGCGGCGGCGGCGGCGGCGGCGGCCGGCCGTGGGTCATGTGGGTCACGCCCACCAGACCGCATGCCTGAACGACCGTGGGTCATGTGGGTCATGCGCCCGCACGTGCATGTGTGGGTCATGTGGGTCACGCCCACACGAGTCCAGATCAGTCCATCTAGCTGCAGCCCTCCGGCGCCGGGGTTTGGGCGTGGGCGATTGTGTGGGCAGTGGCGTGGGTAGTGGCGTGGGTCATGTTTTGCAGTGCTGACGCCCCGTGTGGGCGTTGTGGGTCACGCCCACGCGCCACACCCCATATACAGTACTAACATTTGCATATACAACCATTTTTTCCTAGGTTTAGACAATTGATGACCCACATGACCCACCCATAGGGCGCAAGGCCTACCCACGACACGCCCACACGATCGCCCACGCCATCGCCCACGCGCCCAGGGCGCAGACCCTGTCAGCAATAGGGTCATAGACAACACACTACATAGCGCGTTACACTACCTACATGTCGCCGCGAACCCGCAGCGACGCAACCGGAGCACGCAACATGACAACAATCAACAATCCCGACGATGGTGTCACTGTCACCATCACGCTAGTCGCACGCGGCTGGCTAGTGCGCATGACCGACGACGACAGCGGCGGTATCGTCGGCGACCGTATCTTCCCCGACGAAACCGCCGCGCTGGCTTACGCTCGCAAGATTGTCGGCTGACATCAACCCGAGGCGCCTAGCGCCTCATTAGTAGAGTACACAAAAATGCACACAATGATCTTTGCGGCGCCGCGCCGCTTTATGACCCTCAAGCTTGCGAAGAGCATCGCCGGCAGTCTAGGCAAGCCCAGCAAAATGCCGGGGCGCAGCTATGGCATCAGCGCTGATCTGTGCAATGTCGGCGCGAAGCTCGCGCAGATCATTGGTTCAGTCTGTCATGGCTGCTACGCCATGAAAGCGAACTACAAATACCCGTCAGTCAAAACCGCGCATGCGAACCGCGTCGCCGGGCTGTCGTCCGTGTCATGGGTTGACGCGATGATCAAACAGATCGGGCACAGTCAAACCGATTACTTTAGGTGGCATGACGCTGGAGACATCCAGAGCTTCCAACACCTGTTGGACATTGTCAGGGTCGCGGAAGCTTTGCCGGCGGTTGCATTCTGGATACCGACACGGGAAAGCGGCCTCATAAAACGGTTCGCCGATTGTTTCGGTGCTTTCCCGTCGAACCTATGCGTTCGTGTCAGCGCAGCAATGATTGACGGCAAACCGCCGGCAGGCTTTGAGAACACCAGTACTGTGCATGCCCTCAAGCCGGTGCAAGGCTTCGCATGCCCAGCGCCGACTCAGGGCAACAAATGCGAAGACTGCCGCGCATGCTGGGATAAGGGCAACACTAACACCAGCTATCACAAGCATTGATTTTCAGGGCATGCGCTAGCGGCGCATGCCCGGACAATCCAGTCCGATAGGGGTCGACAATGATTCATCTTACTGAAACAGGGTTTCACGCCGGCCGCCGGCTTTGCCTGACGTCACGCGACGACGGCGCGCAGAATGCGCACGCGTCATATGCGCCGCTGAAAAACCCGGCGTATCGGGCAACATGCTGCGGCGTATGCCTGAAAACATGGGCCGATGAGGCCTATGACGACGGCGACGACATGCCCGACTACATCACAGCGTTGCGCGCAGCATGATCCGCGACGCATTGTTCGCCATCGCGCTCGGCCTGGCCGGCGCGCTGTTTTTGTTCTATTCACTCTAAGGGTTCATCATGTTTAATTTGACATATAAAACTGTCGCTAATATTGATTTTAGCGGGCTAGGGTTTTACGTCGAGGAGGGTCAATTGTTCGACGCGGACGATTATGCGGAAGCATACCGCATTAATCGCGACGATATCGACTATCAGTCGATTCACGCCGTTCAAGATGCCGCTGGCCACCTGAGCCCGGGCGAATGGCTGCAGGTAGAGCACGCATGATCGCCCGCTATCCCGGCGTGTGCGCACGCACTGGGCGCGCCATCAAGCCGGGTGACGTGATCACGTTCACCAGCGGCCGCAAGGTCGTGCTAGTCGAACACCAGCGCGTCAGCGACACGGTCCAGTTCGGCGACCGCACGTTTTATCGTAATCGCAACGGTCGTTGCGAGGACGCGCCTTGCTGCGGGTGCTGCACGATATGAGCTACCATCGCACAATCATTAAGATGATCAGCAACCCCGACGACGGGACAACCGTCGAAGTCTCGCACGCCTCAGCGCGCTATTGTGTCCGCATGCGGGACGACGATAGCGGAAACTGGCTGCCCGTCGCGCGCGTCTATTCGACCGAAGATGACGCGCTGGCCTATGCTCACAAAATTGCAGGAGTTGACCAATGAAAACCGACAACAGCGGGCGCCAATGGCGCCTTATCGACCGGCGCCCCGGCGTCGAATTGTGGCGCGCCGATGATGACGACGCGCATGGGTTCGCCGTTTGCTTACCCGGTGATGAGCCGGATCACGCGACATGGGCGACAACGACCATGGAGGCCATCGCCCGCCAGTGGTTCGCCCAGGCGTGCTGACCGCGTTGCTTGTCGGCCTGCTAGCCTTACTGCTAGCCGCCCTGCTAGACCTCTAACCCGCCACT